CTGGCAAAACGATCACAACCAAGAACCCACAAACTATTTCTATGGAGGTTATCAAAATTGCTAATCTCGGATGTGTCCCTACCCATTCTGATGTTCACTACGTCGTTTGGACGCAATCTGAGAAGAAAACTTTACAAAAATCGCCGGCTTTTAGAAATGTTAAAACTATTCATGAGAAACAAGGCAGTACCGTTAAAAACTTAGCGCTCATACGTCTGAATACTAAGACTATTCCGCTCTTTGAAAGTACCCACCATGCTATTTCCGCCATCACTCGCCACACACGTAGTTTTAAATATTACACAATTATTCTCTCACGTTCCGACGCGGTTCAACGACTTATCTATGACGCTCCTGATGTCCCACTTAAACGTTTCCTCGATGAAGACCCTTTTGATAAATGCTGGGATGATCGAGCTGGTGGTATCGGATATGTTGAAAGACTTATAAAACCCCGTGTTGTTTATTATCAAAGAGTGGTTGATATTCGTGAAGAACACCTTCGTCTAAACGCGCATATACCTATCAACGCTAACATCTACAAAAGGTACTCGCGTAAATGTGAGTATATCGGAAAGAATTTCGTAGGTACATCCGCAGTTCTCGCTCCTGTTACTGATAATATCCGTACTGCACAGTTATCTTATGACCTAGCAACAGGCCACCCGGCAGAGTATGATGAGAGTTTTCAATCAATGCAAGTCGAACATGGTGATGTGGAGTTAAATCTCTCAAACCTCAAATGGAAACGTGAAAGGAACCGTTTGGATTTTAAACGCACTTTCAATGAAAAATTTGATGTCCGTTCGCACTTGCGTACTGCCCAGCCATTCCCTAGACCTAGGACAGCTAAACAAACCCTACTTGCGTTACAGAAGCGTAATGGTAACGCTTTTAGGCAATCTGCCCCTAAAGACCCGCAAAAACTTGCAACAGACGTTATTACTTCCGTAATGGATACTATCGGAGTGCCAGATTGGAAACAGGTATCCCAAAGATTCACCGAAAATAGCATTTCTATTTGTCGAGAGGCCATTGATGACTATCTGATTTCTGTCGGACAGTCTAAATGGCATAGTTTCGAACAACCTAGGAACGCTAATGAAACTAAGATTCTTGATGCAAGGGCTCTCAATAATTATGAATGCGTTATTAAGATCGAACCCAAAAACCGTTTATCTCCTGAATCGCTAGGCGAATTCCAGCCATTACAAACTGTTATACATCACAAACCATTTGTTATCCTTATGGCTTCCTTCTTTAGGTTAATAACTGAGAGATTACTAGAAATACTTGACCCTAGGGTTTGCGTACAGATACGTAAAAGCATGTCTGACTTAGAACAGCACTTTGATAGATTCGTAGGTACTAAGAGTTTCAAAGCTTTCGAGAATGATTTCGGGAAATTTGACAAATCCCAATTTGATGAGACGTATAGTATCGAAGAGCAAGTTTTCAAAATGTTAGGCCTCGATGCGCTCATCGCGCATATGTGGGCTAATAGTTACACTGAGAAACAGATCAGAATCGTTGAGCATGCTATAAAACTAGTCCTATATTATCAGAGAAATTCAGGTACCGTCACTACCGGCCTTGGTAACCTTATTGTGAACCTATTTTGCACCGTTTTTGCCGCTTGTATCAAACGTAATGATTACAGAGCTATTTACGCTGTTGGTGATGATTCCTTATTTATACTTGAAAACCATTTCCAGTATGATCCAGCAGATATTTCGATATCTTTAGCCACATATTTTAATCTTGAGTCTAAAGTCATTACTGGCC